AAGATTAAAGTAAAAAGAAAAGATAGTGAAGGCGATGTAGTACAATCTATGGCTGTTCCATTAGCATATGCGCCAAAAGAAAAATTTTTAACAAGATTAGATCAACAACCATCTTTAGATGAACGAGAAATGGCGATCACATTACCTCGTATGAGTTTTGAAATATCAGGTATATCATATGATGGCTCTCGTAAGTTAACAAGAGTTCAAAAGTATAAGCAAGTTAAATCAGGTGAAGATGGAAAAGTAATGACATATAATTACACTCCTGTTCCATATAATATATCTTACACATTAAATATATTTACAGCAACTGCCGAATCAGGTCTACAAATAGTAGAACAAATACTTCCTTTTTTTCAACCTGATTATACAGTTACAGTCAATGCTGTACCATCTTTGAATATTAAGAGAGATGTACCAATTATACTTAATGATGTAAATTATGAAGATAGTTATAGTGGTGATTTTAGAACTCGTAGAGCAGTAATATACACATTAAACTTTACCGCAAAAACATATTTATTTGGACCAGCGACAACTCAAGGCGTTATTAAAGAAGTTCAATCTGATCTATATTCAGATACAGATACAACAAATAAAGCGAGAGAAGATAGAATTGTGATTACTCCAAATCCGACTAGCGCAGACGCTGATGACGATTTTGGGTTTACAACAACAATTACGTCATATACAGACGGTAAAAAATACAACCCATCTACGGATTCAGATGAATAAATAGTATAAATAATATAGAGAGAAACACCTATGTCAATTAGTAAAATTAAAACTGGTTCAATTACCACAGATGCAATCACAGAAGCAAAAGTAGCAGATAACGCTATTGAAAACGAACATTTAAATGCAAACGTAATCACAGGTCAATCTGAATTGGCAGAAGCGGCTGCTGGTACAGATGTTTTATTAGTTTATGATGCAAGTGCTGGTACTCTTAAAAAAATTCAAGCTTCTAACGTAGGTCTTCAAGCGCCTGCAGTTACAAGTGTATCACCAACATCAGTAACATCTGGTGATGGCACAGGTAACTATACTTTTACAATTACTGGAAGTGGTTATGTTGCTAGTGCTGTTCCAACTTTAATTACAAATGGTGGTGCTTCAGTTTCTTTTGATTCATTTACAATAGATAGTTCAACACAAATTACTGGTGTAATTGCTAAATCGTCTTTAACTACTGCAAACGAACCTTATGATGTCAAAGTAACTACTGCAGGTGCTTTAAGTGCAACTTTAGAAAATCAAATTAATGTAGATCAAAGTCCAATATTTAATACAGCTTCAGGTTCAGTTGGTAGTTTCCCTGAACAATCTACAATATCAACTATTGATATTGAAGCATACGATCCTGACTCAGCAGGGAATGTTACATTTGAATTACAATCAGGTTCTTTACCTGCTGGTTTATCAGCAACAACAGTACACGAAAATGGTGTATCAAAATATAGAATTACAGGAACATTGACAACAGATCAATCTTCTTTTACAACTACAAACTTTACTTTAAGAGCAGTTGACGCTGCTTCTAACACAAGCTCAAGAGCATTTAGTATTTCTGAAGCTCCAAGTGGCGTAGAATCATTTACTTCATCAGGTACATTTAGTGTACCAACAGGTATTACAACTGTTGATGTATTAGTAGTCGCTGGTGGTGCTGCTGGTGGAACTCACCACGGTGGTGGTGGTGGCGCAGGTGGATTAATATTTGTACCAAATTATAGTGTAACTCCTGGCGGAACAATTTCAGTAACTGTTGGTTGTGGTGGTGGTCAACCAAATAATTACCCTGCACCAGATAACCCTGGAGGTCAACAAGGTGCTGCAGGACAAGATTCAGTATTTGGCACATTAACTGCTAAAGGTGGTGGTGGTGGAGCAGCAGCAGTAGCTAATCCAAGAGATGGTCTACCTGGTGGTTCTGGTGGAGGAGCAGCAGGCCCAGGACCAGCAACAGGTGGTCCAGCCACTCAACCAACTCAACCAGGTCAATCAGGTGCGTACGGTTTTGGTAATGCTGGTGGAAATAACACTCCAGCAGAAGCTTCTGGTGGAGGTGGTGGAGCAGGTGCTGTTGGTGGGAATGGTGCAGCAACTGGTGGTCCTGGTGGTGCTGGAAGAGCATATACTATTGCCGATGGAACAACTCCAGTCTATTACGCTGGTGGTGGTGGTGGAGCTTACTATCAAACAGGCTCTGCTGGGTCAGGTGGCCAAGGTGGTGGAGGAGATGGTGGTGCACAAAATGAAGATAATTTCCCTTCTCGTCAAGGTGCGGCTAATAAAGGTGGGGGCGGCGGTGGCGCTGATAGAGGACCTGGTCCAACAGGTGCTGGTGGCGCTGGTGGTAAAGGTATAGTAATCGTAAGTTACTAATACTTTAAACTATATAATTTTTTGTGATTAATGAATGATAATTTTATTTACACCTTTAATTTAACTAATTTATCTTTATGTGATGAATTAATTGATTTATTTAATCAATCTAACAAATCCATTGGTACAACTGGTAATACACAAGGTAAATCTTTTATAGATAAAAATATAAAAGATTCAATTGAATTAGGTATAAATCCTAAAAACACTAATCCCATTATAAATCAATATCTAAAAGAACTACTATTAGGTTTAGAACAGTATTATAAGAAATATATAAATTTACCAAAAGTAAGTTTGGAAGAAAACTTTAATATACAATATTATCCTAAAGGGGGTGGATACAAACAATGGCATTCTGAAAGAAGTGAAAAATTTTCAAAAAGATATTTGGTTTTTATGACTTATTTAAATACTATACCAAATGCTGGAACAGAATGGTTATATCAAAATTATAAAACTGAATCAATTAAAGGATTAAGTGTTGTATGGCCTTCTGATTTTACACATACTCATAGAGGAATCATAAGTAATGATTATGAAAAATATATTGTAACAGGTTGGTTAAGTTTAGTATGATGATAGATAAAATATTTGTTTTTGATGATATTATAGATAAAAAATCTCAAAAACAAATTCAACATATACTTTTTGATAAAGTTAGATGGCATTTTGTAGCCGATGTTACAAAACCAGATAATAAACAACAACGACCAGGTTTCTCTTATTACTTTATTACAGATAAAACAAACGTCTTTGATTACCATAAAGATGTATTAAAGATCATAGATGCCGCTTGTCAAAAGATAAATTTTAAAAGACAAGATTGTTTACAAGGACGTTCTTTTTTACAACTCCCATTAAATCTAAAAGATAGAAATATAGACGCTCCACACGTTGACGCTGATGTAGACCATTTAGTCGTTTTATATTATGTCAATGATAGTGATGGTGATACCGTAATCTATGAAAACACATTTAACGGTTATGATAATGTACCACACTTTAACGAATTAAAAGAAAAACAAAGAGTAACTCCAAAAGCAGGAAGAGTAGTTATCTTTAACGGTAAACATTGGCATACCAGTTGCCAACCACAACACAATGTTAGATGTATTATAAATTATAATATATTATGATAAAAGATAAAAATATAGTTGTATTAGGAGGAGGAACTGCTGGTTGGTTAACAGCACTTTATTTAAAAATAATTTTCAATCAATGTAATATAACTTTAATTGAAAGTAAAAAAATTGGTATACTAGGAGCAGGAGAAGGTTCTGTACCTGTCTTACCAAAATTTTTATCAGAGTTGGGTTTAAAATTACCTGAAGTTATTAAAAGTACAGGTGGTACTTTAAAAAATGGAATATGTTTTGAAAACTGGAACGGTGATGGGAAAAAATATTTTCACGGATTTGATGTAAAAAATTCTTTAAACAAGTTTAAGATTCCGCCATATTTTTCAAATGACTGTTATGATTATTATTTAAAACACCTTATAAACAATAATATGAGTTTTGATGAAAATACATATCCTAATATATTATCATTTGAAAATAAAATTGATTTAGATAATATGTCATACTCTTATCATTTTGATGCTCACAAATTAGCAGAATACTTAAAAAAAGTAGGACAAATTAGAGGAATTAATTTGTATTATGATGAATTTAAAAATGTTAAAACAGATGAGTTTGATAATATAACAGCATTAAATTTTGAAAGTGGACGTTCACAAAGTTGTGACTTTGTATTTGATTGTAGTGGTTTTAATAGATTACTAATTGGAAAATATTATAAAACTAAATGGATAGATTATCAAAAACATTTACCTATAAAAAAGGCGATACCTTTCTTTTTAAAACAAGATGAAAGTATAAAACCATACACACAAGCCATTGCTATGAAATATGGTTGGATTTGGAAAATACCTTTACAACATAGATACGGTGCAGGTTATATATTTGATAGTGATTATATAAGTGATGAAGATGCATTTAATGAAGCAAAAGAAATGTTTCCTGAAATAGAATATACTAGAACTATAAAGTTTGATGCGGGTCGATATGAAAAAGTTTGGTACAAAAATTGTATTGCTGTTGGATTATCTACAGGATTTACTGAACCATTAGAGGCAACATCTATATGGATTGCGATTATGCAGTTATATAATCTTTTACACTTTTTACCTGATATATTTAATAAATTTAATCATAGAAAAGATTTATACAATAAAATAACTTCTAATATGAATGACTCGATACTAAACTTTTTATATTTACATTATATTACAAAAAGAAACGATAGTCTTTTTTGGAGAGAGTTTAAGAAAAAAAATAAACCACCTAAAGATTTAGAAAATTTATTTTATAATATTCAACAATCAAATATTAATATCTTTGATTTTAATTTCAAATCTCAAAATGATATATTTTCTTTTACAAGTTATCTTCAGGTTGCTAATGGATTAGAATTATTTAATGAAAGCTTTAATTTAAATTCTTATGATAATTTAATTCCTTCACAACAAGAATATAATATAACTTTAAAAAATCATATTAAAAATGCGATAGATCATAGACAATTTTTAAATAGTCTATAAATAGTATTATGAGTAAATTAGAAGACAAGGTAAATGAAATATTAGGTATTGATAAACCAGAACCTAAAAAAGAAATTGTTAAACAAGAGTTTAAACCTGCAGTTCCTCGTAGAGATGACGATAGTAAAGCAGATGTAGATAATGACTACAAATACAGTAGAGAAAATTATTACAATTTAATTGAAAGAGGACAGGAGGCGATTGAAGGTATACTTGACATAGCCAAAGAAGGGCAACACCCAAGAGCGTATGAAGTCGCTGGTCAATTGATAGGACAAGTTGCAGGTACAGTAGATAAATTACAAGACTTACAAAAGAAACTCAAAGACTTAAAAGAGTTACCTAAAACAGCAAATCAAAATATAAAGAATGCTCTATTTGTAGGTTCAACAGCAGAATTACAAAAGATGTTAAAAAAAGATG